AGCTTGACTACTTCGTGTTGCGCATGATCAAATTGAATGCTACTTCTCCAACGTCGCCATACAGGCACAAGTACAAGCCAATACCGGTAGATTCTAATATCAGTTACTCTCAACTCGAAATCGAGGACCAGGAGATTGATGACCATGACGCCCCTGGTGATATTGTTGAAAAAACGAGGATTGTCAGGAGAATATTTGATTCTCTGATAATATCCGATTATGCGAAGAGGGTGTTCATCTGGCGCTTTTTCTATGGGGAGAAGTTCTCCGAATGGCCAGGGGTTGAAACAGAGAAGGAGCTCTTTGATGTCTACTACAAAGTCGTATCGATGATCAAAGAGAAGATTGGTAATCAAACTTTATTTTGAAACGATTGGCTATATTCAGGGTGAGATGTTCATGTAAAAGCATAAATTATGAATTACTATAAAGAATCGATCAGTGTGTTATCTGATGTGCTTGGTGTCGATTTATCAGAAAAAACGAGGAAGAGATTGAGCGCTTGGATGAGGTTTGCCTGCTATAAATATTTCCGTGATAATGGAGTGAGGGTTCAGTCTATTGCAGATATGTTCAGCGTGGATCACTCAAATGTAGTGTATGGAATAAAACAAATGAAAGAGAAATTGAGACATGGAGATGAAACGGCGAAGGGGTGTGAGGATGCAATTGGCGCCCATCCTGCCGCTTTTGCGTATGTTCTGGGGCAGATACCAGGCTCGAAAAAGATAGTTCAAATATGAGCCTTAAAATGCGTTTGTTCGTTTGTGGTTATTGATGTATCTTTGATGACGTATTTTATATCGACAGACACACAGACACACAGACACCTTCAGGAAGCCCAAATTATAGGCTTCCTGTTTTTATTTATAAAAATGTAGTTTTTTAATAACTTTCATTGGTCAAGGTTTGTATCGCCTCAATAACTGTTGCTGAAAACCTATCTTCAGAATAAAAATCAGAAACGTCCCCATATTTGGGAGATTGTATGCTTGTATCTATAAATTTATATTGCCACTCAATCGGGAAAGGCCCCCTAAGAGAAAGAACTCTGCTATTCTGAGGTCCTTTAGTTTCTGCGATGCGGTTATTTGTGATCAGAAAGCCCCGGCTACGTTATTAAAAGCGTGTCGGGGCTGTTGTTTGAAAATGATGTGTGATCTATATTTTAAAAAGAAAAGGCATGACAAAACTTACTGTTAAACAGGAAAACTTTTGCAATTATTACATTGAAACAGGCAATGCTTCAGAAGCATACCGTATGGCCTATTCGTGTGAAAATATGAAAGATGAAACAGTGAATGAAAGATCATGCCGATTACTAAAAGAGTACAAGATTAGTACAAGGGTGAGGCAATTACAGGAAAAACTTCAGGAAAAATCAGATATCACGAAAGAAGAAGTGTTGAAAGAGCTTACTTATATCGTGCGTGCAAGAGTAACTGATGTTATTTCTGCAAAAGGTCTTGCAGTTAAAGTAAAAGATTTAAAGGATCTCCCGGATGATGTTGTATCATGCATTTCATCAATAAAGAAAACAAAAGGCGGGATTGAGGTTAGGTTTTACGATAAGATACAAGCAATCGACCGGCTAAGCAAGCTTCTGGGGTGGGATGAACCGTCAAAGATCGATATTCAGGGAACAATCGACACAAGTCAATTCGAAAAAATGAGCAAAGAAGACCTGGAGTTGTATATCAAAATGCAAAATGAGCGATTGTCTGCGAAGAAAGGTGACAGCGATAAGCAGTGAACATAGGGAAATGATTTTGTTGGCCGCCGCAATGCATGAAGCGGACAAAATGGAGGCCCGGGAAAACTTCTGGGCCTTTTGTTTGTATATGGATCCGGAGTTCTTCACAAAGCGATCTTTTCTAATTCAGGTCGCTTTAGCATTTATGCAGGTTTATCGCTCATTTACTGACAAAAGGATTTATCGGCTCGCTGTGAGTATGCCACCTCGAGCGGGAAAATCTTACATTTCGTCACTTTTCATCGCTTGGATGATGGGCCATTTCCCGGAACATTCGGTGATGCGAAACTGCTGTTCCGATACTCTATACAACAAACTCAGCTACGACACTCGTAATATCGTTCGAAGCGTAAAGTATCAGGAGATCTTCCCGGATGTAAAGCTATCGCAAGACAAGCAGAACGTGAAGGGATGGAATCTTCAAACATCCAGGCAGGTAGGTTATTTTGGTGCCGGCGTGGGTGGTACGGTTATCGGCTTTGGTGCTTCCATGCTGGCCATGACAGATGACTTGTACAAATCACTTGAAGATGCTCTTTCAGATACGAACAATGAAAGGGTCTGGAGCTGGAAACAGGGTACACACGACAGCCGTATTGAGGGGAATTGTTGTTCCATTGATATCGGTACCAGGTGGAGTGAGACCGACGTCCTGGGGCGCCTTGAATCCTCGGGGAAGTATGATGAGATCATCCGTATTGCAGCGCTTGATGGAGAAGATCAGTCATTCTGCGAGGATGTGCACACAACAGAGTATTATCACGAGATCCGCCAGGACCTGGATGAATCTATATGGGAGGCTGAGTACATGCAGAATCCTATTGAGGCTAAAGGGCTTCTCTTCCCGAAATCAGAATTACAACGATATAGGAGAAATGACACTGCAGGGCGTAAACCAGATGGCATTATTGGTGCATGTGATGTGGCTGATGAAGGGGATGATGATTTCTGTGCTCCATTTGGTGATCTGTTTGGGGAGAAGATATTCATCAAAGATGTTGTCTTCACAAAGGATCCTGTTGAAGTGACAGAGCCTCGCATCACTCAGGCGATATTTGATACCGGTTGTGATCAGATAAGAATTGAGAGCAACAATGGCGGTCGCATCTTCGGTAACAACATCATTAAGAACCTGAGAGCGAAAAAACACAAATGTATTGTTCAGACCAGAGCAACGACGAAAAACAAGGAGACACGCATCCTCATGAAATCAGGCTGGATTAAAAAACACTGTGTCTTCCTGCATGACGAAGACATTATCAAGGGGTCCGATTACGACCGCTTCATGAAATCTCTTACCGGTTACAAGAAAGAGGGCGGGAACAAACATGATGATGCTCCTGACGGGATGACGATCCTCGCCGAATTCGTTGAAGATATCGGCTTGTACAAAGCGATAAATAAGAAAACAGTTGATCGGAGGGCGGTTGTTTAATAAAATCCTCTGCTCCTTATATTTTACAATAAAAATATATGGGAGTAAGGAACAGAGATGGCGCCCTCTATTTTGCTTCTGGCATCGATAATACCGGGATGTACAAGGATGCGGAAGAAACAAAACGCATCGTTGGCGGGATTACAGAGCAGGTCCGCAGGGCCGGTATGGTGATCGGTGCCGTGTTCGGGGCACAGACATTGGCTAGCTTTGGCCGTGAGATCATCAAAGTGCGGGGCGAGATGCAGATGCTGGAATCCTCATTTGAAGTATTACTTCGCGGCAGAGGCGTTAAAGCATTCCTTGACGAGATCAAGGCATTTGCTGTTGAAAGCCCGCTATCTCTTACTGGTGTGTCACAGGCTGCACAGACATTGTTAAGCTTCAATGTGGAAGCCGACAAGACAATCCCTATCATCAAACAGATTGGTGATATCTCAATGGGTAATGAAGAGCGTTTCAAATCACTCACCCTGGCATTCGCTCAAATGTCGTCAGCTGGGAAGCTGATGGGGCAGGATCTCCTGCAGATGATCAACGCCGGGTTCAACCCATTACAGGAAATATCAGAGAAAACAGGTAAGTCTATTTCTGTATTGAGGAAGGAAATGGAGACAGGCGCGATCTCCTCTGAAATGGTTGCCGATGCATTCAGAAGCGCTACTGCCGAAGGTGGCAAGTTCTACGGGATGACACAAAAGCAGGCCGACGGGATCAAAGGTTTGCAAAACCAGATCGAGGGAGCAGCGCAAGAGATGTTCAATGATCTTGGCAAGATGTCAGAGGGATTCATCACTGGAGCATACAAGGCTACAAGGTCACTTATCGAGAATTATGAAACCATTGGCCGGGCCATTGCCGGGCTGATCACCACCTATGGCGCTTATCGTGCTGCTGTGGTAGCAGTGACAGTTGCAGAGAAAGGTTGGACCATTGCATCGATGGCGCAGTACAAATGGCTTGTGATGTTAGAGAAAGCGCAGAAGCTTCTCAATATGACCATGCTCAAGAATCCTTTTGTTGCAGTGACTGTTGCCGTCGTTGGTCTTATTTCCGTTATTGCCACCTTCAGCGATCGCACCACCATTGCCGAGAAGGCACAGAAGAAGCTGAATGAGACACTGGAGGAAGCTACGAATCGGAAAGAGGCCCTTAAAACCAAAGGGAATGAGCTAATATCTGTTATCAATGATGAGACTGCATCAGTTTACCAGCAGACAAAAGCATACAAGGAATTGATTGCCCTTCTCCCTGGGTTAAAAGGTAAAACGATTGGTGAAATCAAGCAGATGGATCCTGCCGATATTGGGAGAATGATATCCGAACAGTCAGATCAAAGCGAGATTGATACCATCCAAGCGCAATATGATGAGCGAATCAAGAACATCGAGGGGTATCGCAGGAAAATCAAAGAACTCCAGAAATCCGGTGCAGATGATGCTACAATATCTTACTATCGTGAGCAGCTGGGCATCGCGCTTGAGGAAACAAGAGGTCTCAAAAAGCAACTTGATGAGATTGCTGATCTGCAGAAAGAAGCATTTTACCAGGAGAACCCGGAAGCACGAAGAAGGGACCTGCAGTCACAGCGTGTAGCGTTACTTCAGAAAGAATCTGAGCTGCAGGAGAAGATCAAATCAGCGGGAGGCAACGATCTGGCCAGCGCTAATGACCGTATCGCGCTGAAAGCGATACAGAGTCAACTCGAGACAAACAAAGCTGCTCTGGAGTCCGTAAATGCGTCCACCGATGCTGCGATCATCAAGAACAAAGAGTACTGGAAAAGCGTGCTTGATGAAGCGACTGCAGCTCGTGACAAGCTGGGGACTGATCAAGTAGGTTCAGATGAATGGGAAAGGTTAACCACTCTCATCAATTCAGCAAGCAAGCAGCTTGATGTATATTCAACAAAGCTGAAAAATGTAAAGGATGACAGCAAGAAGCTGGCCCCTCGCGATGTGGGCACCGTTGAAGGTGTTGGGGCCGGTATTCTCGACAGTTTCATGTCATCTCCGGTGATAGATGATGCAGCCAGCAGGCAAATTGGAGAGTACTCTCAAAAGCTTCGTGAAAGTCTTGCAGGCATAGATCTTCAGGGTGTAGATATATTCGATGTTCTTACCTCTGACCTGTGGAATAAAGCATTCAGCGACCTTGACAAGATGGCCGTTGATGATATGATACAGCTCATTCATCTGCTGGAATTGTATTGGGCTAAACTGAAACTGGATCCATCCGAGTTGGAGGCGCTTCGGGATCGTATTGAGAAGATCACCGAAGAAATTGGCAACAAGAATCCTTTCAAAGGATTGTCAGAAGCAATCAGGAAGTTCAAAAGTGGTGATGGCGATTTCAAGGATATTGCCAAGAATGCAGGCGCCGCCTTGGACCAGGTTGGTAGCATGTTCAACTCCGTTACCGATGGACTCACAAAAATGGGTATGGCCGGTGACGAGGAATCACAGAAAATGCTGAAAGGCATTGGTGATATGATTGGTGGCGCTGCCACTCTCGCCAAAGGGATTGCATCCTGCAACCCTGCTGAGATTGTTGCAGGCGGTGTTCAGTTGCTCACCTCTGCCATCGAAGTTTTCGACAAGAAGAGCCGGGAAGCAAACAGGACCATCAAGAAAAATACTGAAGAGGTTAACAATCTTCAGAAATCATACGAGAATCTCGAAAGGGCGATATCCAAAACCTACTCAACAAAAGCTTCTGCTCTACTTGAGGATGAACAACGCAACCTGGAGCAACAAAGGAGATTAATTCAGGATAATATCCGGGCTGAGAAATCAAAGAAGAGGCCAGACAAAAAAGTAATCAAAGAGTGGCAGAATCTACTCAATGATATCAACGTACGTATCGACGAGAACAAGGATAGAATTCTTG